TGGAGAATATACAGCACAAGAATATTCTAGTGCCTGTAAACTTATTAATTATTATGGATTATCAGTTAAAAATGTTCCAGATGATATTATGGATTCTGCTGTTAAATATATAAAAGCACTAAAAATCATAAAGGGAAAGGATAAATATGTCAAAAGTAAACTTTAGAACATCATCAGGTATAATTAATGAATTAGAGAATGCTGTCAACGATGTTAATGAGGACTTGCAGAGTATAGATACTGCTAAGGCTAGAATTACAGGTTGTAAACACGCAATACAAGTCTTTGCTTTGTCTATGGAATATGCTCGCATACACAACTTAAAAACAACAAAACTAAAGGACATAGAGATTGAGTAATATGACAGACGAAGAATATATATATATGTGTTCGATGAAGGACAAATATACTAAACAACCTACACTTTGGCAATTAACTCAATTATTTCCAGAGTGTAGGTATATGGTTGGTGCAAGTATTTTATTTCTTGAAAAAGAAAGGTTATGATAACTGGTTAATGACTTTTTATAAGAGATTTATAAGAATTACAAGACCATCTAGTCATAGAAAAGAGTTAGATATAGAAAGAGCAAAACAAGTTCCAATACAAGAATTATATGATTTTGGGAAAACTAGAGAAACTTCAGAACGAATACAAGCAAAGTGTCCATTTCATAATGAGACTCATGGGTCTTTTTTCATATTTAAAAAGCAGAACAAATTCCATTGCTTTTCATGCCAAGAACATGGGGATTCGATTGATTTCATTATGAAACTTAATAACTTAAGATTTATCGAGGCTGTGAAAGAACTAAACAGAGGAGAATAAATTGAGCCTATTTGATTTTCTTATAGTAATAATCATAGTAGCTATATTTACTAAAACATATTCTAGGTAATTATTTTGATTGTTGATTGTTTCTCATCTTCAATAATTCAGACAATATTGCAGGAGAGACTCTGTTCTCCATTGCTTTCCTTACAGATTTTTTTGTTACTGCCGATATTGTTCTTGGGATTGTTCCACCACCAGCTCTTGCTCTTAGAAGTATTCTCAGACCAGCAGGAGTTCCAAATAATAAAGCACCTCCAATAGTTGCAGCCTTGCGTTCTTTAGTCTGGAATCCAGTAAGTGAACCAAGAGTTGCAGCTACTGCTGTAAATCTCAAAATATTAGGTTTCGCTTCTGTAAAATCTTGAGCAGCATTCCACATTTCCCATTTGTCAAGAAACTTAACATTTGTAAGTTTCTGTAAGTCTTGTAGTGCAGATTTTGTAAATTCTCCTTGTTTCTCAAGAGACTTAACAAATTGTTCAGTTGCATTAAGATCATTAGGATTTATTCTTTTCAACGAACTTCTTAGATTCATAAAATCTGAAAATTGTTTATTAGCTTTAGAGAAATCATCCACTCCAAGTTTAGTTGCTAATTCAGAAGTCTTTGCTCTTATTCCAGAGACTTTCAGGAAATCATCTCCATCAAGAGCTGTATAAATGATACTTTTTGCGTCTCCAGAGAGTTTATCGAATTTCTGACCAAAACTTCTGCTTAATTGTATTGCCTTTCTAATGGTTATTGTTTTTCCCTTTGAAGCAACTAATCTTCCATCTACAAAACCTCCTAATTCTCTAAGCATACTAACAACTGGCTTTATATCCGCAGAATTAGGATATAGCTTGTTTATTTTTCCAAAACTATCTAATATGCCTAACTTCTGAGATTGTAGTTTCATTGGAGCAAATATATCATCAACAGGTATCCTAGCCTTTGAACCAGACCTTCTTGCTACTTTCTCTAAATAATTAACTTGTTTCCAAACTCCTTTTGATAGCTTTTTTGTAACATCATCAAGAGCCATTAGAGTATTCTTTACAACACCTTTTACAGAGTCCTTACTTAAATTAGATGGGTCGCCAAGTGTTTTTTCAATTCCATGATTATACACAGTAAGAGTAGACTCCTCTGGAACATTAGCAAGAATATTGAATAACTTCGCAGCGACTTTAGCTTCAACTGTTTGACTAGGAAGAATACCTTTTGTTTTAGCTGATTTATTAGCTGTTCCCTCAAGAACCTTTAGAAGTTTTGGTGCAAGGACTTTCTTACTATATTTACCAGCAACTCTAGTTCCAGCAGCTAATGCTTCACCAGCAGCTCCAAAAGCTCCAGATATAGCAACATCAGTTGCATCTTCTAATAAGCTACTATTTTGAACTCCAGATAACTTCCCAACACCAATCTTAAGAGCTTCACCAACAGCAGCACCACCAGCACCACCAGCAATAGTTCCTGTCGGACCAACAACACTTCCTAGTGCAGCACCTACTATTTGGCCAGCAATAACAGGTATTTCTCCAACAACATCTGCTAAATCTCCGACGACATCATTGAATATTCCTTCTGGGTCTATTGGGATAACTTCATTAGGGTTGTTTCCTACGGCAAATTTTCCATTCGGGAGTTTTTCAACAATGTTAAATTGTTTCTTTAAATATTGTTCTCTCCCTTCATCATCAGCAAAAGAAAGATGTGCTCTCTGAATTATGTTAAGAGGAGAACCTTGTTCTTTCTCAGATAAAGATATTTGCTGTGCGTCATTCTGTGTTGGTTGTTCGTTGCTTGAAAATATATCGTTTAAAGGTTTCTTCCCAGAATTAATAGATTCTTGTTTGCCGAAAATTTCATCTAAAGTTTTCATTTTATAGTCCTAGATATTTAGTTATTTCTTCTGGTTTATATCCATTGTTTAATGCCTCTTGAATCTTCTCTGTCAAATCTGCTGCTTGACTGGCTGGTTGTATTCCATTAACAACACCTTGAAACAACTTATTGATAGTTTGTAGTTTGAATAATACTGTTTTCTTATCCTCTAATCTTCCTTTGATTACTCCTTGTTTTGGCAAGAAAGACCTAAATGTCTTTAACTCCTCATCATTTATCGCACCTCCAGAACGCAACCTGCCAACTGTATCTGATAGATTCTTTACAATAAACCCTACTTGCTGACCTCTCGCATCTCCTGGACCTCCCCAAGACTTAAATAGATTAGGGTCTTTAGAGAACTCATTTATAAGAAGAGTTGATTGGTCAACAGCAGTCTTTGCATTCTCTAAATTCTTAACAGCGTCTGAAGATAGAGATTTTTTGCCAGAGGAACTCATTACTTTACTAAGAAAATTCATTGATAATTTTTCCCTCTCACCTTCTTGGAGAGGTTCTTTGCCTGTAAGTTTCTGCTCTCTTAATAATCTTCCAACTTGCCTAGACCTTCCTTCTGGTAAAGCATCAAACAATTTTTGTAATATGTTTGGCTTTATTAAATCAAACTCATTTCCAGAAGTTTGTTGTCCTTGTGTTTGTTGACCTTCTTGCGATTGTCCAGCCAAAGCACTTCCTATATTATTATCTGACATCTGTTGTGCTTGTTGTTCAACTTTTTGTATAGAGACACCAGCCTTTACAGCTTCAACAGCTTGTTCTTCTCCAAGTTTCTTTAATGCCTTATTAACTCCTTCTTGATATGGACTCTTAGTTTCAGCAGCTTGTGCCTGTCCATTGTTATCCATAAATCCTTTTGCAAACTTGCCAGCACCTTCTGCGGCAGAAATCATAGGACCTACATTTGTCTTAGACATAAGACTTTTAATAATCCCAAGTGCTTGTTCTGGGTTTTCTTTAATTGTCCCAATAGCTGCATCAACACCTTTTCTAGCAACTTCGCCAGAACTCTCAATAGGATTCTTCATAAATTGTCCAGCAGAGTCCATCGTAGAAAAAATAGCATTAGCTTGTGGAGATGTTAAAAGTTTTTGCAATAGATTTAAAGACTCTCTAGGGTCTTGAACTGTTTGTGCCATTGTATTCTCCTGTCCTTGTGTTTCAGCACCATAAGCATTAGTAGCTGAAAATAGATTTAAAGATGATAAATCAAATCCTGTCTGTTTCTTTAAATATTTTTGTATATAAGGAACTTGTTGTTGAAAATAAGACTCATATTTCTTATCAGAAGCATATCTATTTCCATCTTTATTAACAAAATCTTTCATCAAATCATCAGTAGTCTTTCCGTCAACGAGATAATCATTAGCAATTAGATCGAAATATGCTTGAACACCTTCTTGCATATTATTAAACTTTATTTTTGAACCCTTATCAAACTCTCCTATATTATATGGGTTGTTCTTTGGAGAACGACCTTTTCGACCCATTGACGATTCACGTTGAGCTTGTGCAAGTGCAAAATCAACTGGAATATACTTGCCAGTTTCTTCATAAGTTTTTTTAGCACTTTTAGCCAACACCTTCCCTGTAAGAGGTGTCCCAGAAAACACATCTCTTTTTAGGTATGTTTCAGCTTGTTTTCTATATGAATCCCAATTTATTTTCATTATACTGATACTGGCTTAAAATATGTTTGCGGATCAAAGAAATTTCCTAGTCCTTGTCCTGCACTCGTCTCAAAACTCTTTAAGAACGGATTCATGCTAGAAGTGCTTGATGTTCCAGATGTACTTCTAAGCCCTGCTAAGCTCGACGCAAGCTGTGAAGTTTGGCTCTGAATAGGAGATTGAATCTGAGCCTGACCACCAACAGCAAGGTTTAGTAAGTTCAAAAGCAAGTTCTGGTTATACTCTTCAGAAGCAAGACGAATATCAGAAGCAGTCCCAGTCTCAAGTTCAGCTCTTATCCCACTATCATAAATCCCATTAGATTGAAACGATGGTCGTAATCCTTCAATCGATTTATCAACAATTCCTTGAGTAACTTCATCACTAATTCCATAAGGGAGTCCAGATAAATACCCAGGTAAATCTTTACCAGCTAATAGGTTATATCCGACATCAAGAGCTTGACTTTGCAGTTTTGTTTGTTGTGGGTCTAATGATCGTGTGCGATTAAGCAAAATCTTATTAAGTTCTTGTTCCTCTGGCGTAGCTTGAACTGTCTGTGATGCTTTTGTTTCTTGTGTATCTCTAGGCATTTTAAGCTCCTATGTTTAAGTATTTGAAATATTTATAAATTGGTATTTGTTTATTTGGTCTATCGTGTTTCTCTCGACCATGCAATACATAAAAACTGCTTTGTGTTGTTGGATGTTTAAAAACATCTTTCATCATTTGTTTAAGTAACCCTTCGTTCCTATGCTTCTCATGTATCCATGCACCTGAGATTGATACTATCTCCCCATTCTCTACAAGCATATTATCTTCATTAATTATATTCCATGATATGTAACCTTTCAAATATCCCTCATTATTCTCGTATGTTAGAATCATTTAACTTACAATCAATGTTATAGCTGAACAGAATGTGCCGTCAGGAAGAGATACACTAGACCCATGTTTTATCTTTACCACTCCATCATATACAGTCCCATTTGTCAGCCCTGAAACATTTATATCAGAAGAAGTAACCCAAGAATACGAACTAGATACTGACGATGGAGTTACTGTGCCAGTTTGACCACCTATATCAACACTAAGACTGCCGATAGTAACAATTGTTGATTTCATATATGCTTGTATCGTTACAGTAGAAACACCTGATATTTTCTTGAATCTAAACCATAGTTTTTCAATATAAGAAGGATTCTCTTCGGATATTTCTCCACTCCATGAAAAGACAACATTGCTGAATGCGTCTGAAGGAATATTACTTATCTCCGTATCTACATATGCCTTAACACTTTCAGAAGAAGAGACATTTGTTGAAGTTGCAGTTGCCATAGTATCGTCGTCGATAAAAGCATATCCGTCAACTAAATCTCCGTCAGCATTCCATTTTGCAACATAACTATCAGTTCCTGCTGTACCTGTGATAAGAGTAGCATCCGAACCACTTTTAATTGCAGAAGCTAAATCAGCTAAAACAATCGAATTTGTCAATACAAGTTTGCTATAAATAATACCTGCACCAGTCTTTATATTAGCATTGTCGATATTCCCATTAGCCAATGTATACAATGTATCGAAATTCGTATTATGCTCCGACGACAATATTGTTGACCCAGAAGAGAATGTGAATGATTTCGAGATTATACCGATGCTACACCTCCTAATATTTCATATTTATCTTATTGCTAAATAATAACAGTTATAATCTGAACTAGCAGTAGTTACATTTATAGTGAATCCGTCAGAATCTAAACTTGTTCCAGTGAAAGCAACGATGGTTGTTGGAGTTGCAGCATTAGAAGCAACCTCAAAGTTAGATAACGCAAATCCTCTACCACTTGAATCTCCATCAATCCATGCACCACCCATAGAAACTAATGTTGTCCCATCCCAGAATCCAACAGCATTACCTGAACGTGTTGTTGTTTTATCATCTGCACCACATATAAACAAAACTGCTTTTGGTTGGAATCCGACACCAGTCACAGAAACAGACCCTGTGCTAGATATAATTACTGTACCAACTTTTGTAGAGAGCGATTGACTATCGACATATGCCTTAACACTCTGTTGAGTAGGCACTTGAGTAGCACTATCAGTAGACATATCATCTTCATCAAGATAAGGTATGTTAGCAATAGGAATTGTACCTCCACCAGAAGGAATGCTGTTTAGCGAAGTCAATGCTGCACCACTAACCTTTCCAGCAGTAGCAATCTGTGCAAGTTTCGTGTCTGCAATCGCAGCATTTGATTTAATATTTGCGTTTTCTATATTACCATTAAACTCATTGTATATAGTACTAAAATTCTCGTTATGTTCTGCTGAAAGAATTGTAGAACCTGCCGAAAACGTATTTGGAATTGATTTTACAGCCATTATTTAACTCCTTTTCGTGCTTCCTTGACAAGTTTTAACTTAACTCGATTAACTTCTTTCTCTACATTCGATAAAGTCCTAAAAGGAATATCATCAATTCGAGAAGAAATATTCTTTTTGTTATGTACTCTCATATAATTATCAGCTTTCTCCTGTGTCCAATCTGGTTTCTCTTTGTCATTAATAAGTTGTTTAACTTCCATCTCCCAACCTTTTTTGACTTTATCCATGATAAATTCGTATTCTTTCTTATTGTTTTGCAACTTCTTTTTCTCTTCCGTACTTATACAAACTCTCATCAAAGAACCATCAGCAAGAAGATATGTCGCATGAGTCATATTAGGTTTCGGTATATGTTTTAACACTCCGTCAATTACACGCTCTTCATAAAGCATTTCTCCTGAAATAACACAATGCCCAAATTTATCATAGTTCGCTTTTGCCATATACTCTCCTATTTTAACAAGAACACTAAAAAAGTTACACTTGCAACATCACATTTCAAATAAAGATTGCTTGATGTCCATGCTGTGCCTGTATCACTTAATTGGTATAAACTTCCTGCCTTATCTTGACCTAGAACAAGACACCCAACAGGAACACTTCCTAATGTGTGAGAAACTGTATTCTCTGCATCTGGTGTTGCACTTGTTGTAAATTGTTGGAACTCTCCATGAATATTCTCTCCCCTATCTCCGTCTCCACCATCACCGAATCTTAATCTTCCTTGCATAGCAAGAAATAAAGAAGTTAAATCTGCATCAACATTATGTCCATCAACTGACTTTTTTGCTATTTTCATTATACATTCGTCTCCAGATAAACAGCTGTTCCAAGACCATCGACTTGAAATGCTTCATCTATTGTATTATTCTCAAACTTGAACCTAACAACTCTCCCTCGACCTGTCAAGTCACGCCGTCTTAATCCGCCACCTTCATACCCATAAGTAGAAGAATCCCAAGTTGCAGAACCATAAACATCACCTCCACCACTTAAACTAAAGTTAGACGAATATTGATCGCCAGATTGAAAATCATAAGTATACGCAAAAGTAAGTACACTTTCAGAAGTTTGATAATAAATGACACATTGAGGGACTCCTTTCTTGTTTATTAAGTCACCATAATGTCGCCAATTAGTATAATAATATGCTGAAACAGCAGTTTCAACACCGATAGGATTGTCGTTTACGCCATAATCTGCCCTATAAACAAAACCATCATAATCTCCAAAATAAGGTCGTTCTTCAACTCCGTCGATATATACTGTGCAACATGAACTTAAGGACATTCCGACATATAATGACCATGCACCTAAAGTATAATCAAAAACAAAGACTCTATCATTCTCAGACCCACCACTGCTTGTTAAAGCACACCAATACTTATTCTTCTGGTTCTGAACAAGACTTTGAGTAGAAGAAAATCTATTTATATTTAAACTTGTTAATGTCGGTGTAATCTTATCACTAATTCTTATACTATTATTTCCATCATAATAATAGAAACCATCGTAACTTAGGAATACATGACCATTCATAAATTCTTGTATACTAAATGGAGCAACACAGCCAACAGAACTATTTGATTTTTTCACAATAAACGGAATGTCAGCGTCACCTGTGAAGAGTACATTGTATATAGACCTTGTTTTATAAACAATAAGTTTATCCCCTAACTTCTTAATTCTTGTAATCTCTTGTCCATCATCTTTAGCAATATCAATAAATGCGAGAGACGACCAAGTTGTTGTATCTTTAATTGTGCACCAATATATCCTCGATTTATAAACTGTTCCGTCAACTGCTACATTCGCTAAAAACAAATAATTCTCATATTCCTCATTATATTTTGCATCTGTCAAATTCGCAGGAACATTCATTGTTGCACCATTCCCAGAACCTGTCCATTTGAAAGGAACATCAACTCCATTTGTTATATAAACTTCATTCAAGAAATTAGTGAAATCACAGTAATTATCAGCAGTAATTGTTAATGTCCCAGTAACATTATCCCAAGTTCCGTCGAGATCATCCATCTTAAATAATTTTCCATCAGCAACATTCAACAAATGTCTAGTAGTTGTTCCTGAACTATCATATTCATACCAATGAAGTCCGTCTGAATTTGGGCTGTTTGTTATAGCTGCACTATTCAGTGTATCATAACCATTCCTCTTAACAATGCTACCGAATACATTAAAATCAATATTCTGTAAATCAGGAGATTCGTTATCTTTAAGAGATAGAAGTCCAGCAGAAGTATTAAGACCTCCACTGAAACTCATATCTCCAAAAGTCATTGTTTGCGAAGTTAGATTAAATCCTGCCATGATTCTCCTTAATAAGTTCTTGGTCCGAAATAACTTCCTGCATTTGCGTATGATAAATAAGGATGTACCAAAGGACTAACATTGTTTTGTCGATAAGACCTTTGAAGTTTAGGAAACCAATCTATCTTATCAATATTTGTTTTCTTCAATACTTTAATTTCGTCTTTGTAAAGACCAAAGAATTTATCCCCTTCATCTTTATTTGTTTCATAATTAATCTTTGATGTAGCTAAGAGTATTAACGCCTCATCGAATTGTTGACCTAATTCATGGACATCTCCGTCATTAACTAACCTATATGGTTCTTTGTAGTAAAACACATTCATTGTAAAAGCAGAAGAAGATAATGGAAAAAGTTTAACCTTCTTGTATATTATCCCTGCGGTAGTATCTCCAACAGGTAAAACAGATAGAGTAACCGCAGCAGAATTTGATGTTGCAGTAATTCTTCCAACAGTTGAAGCATTTTTAACAATTCTATCAATCTTTGTGAATTGCTTTGAACCTGATGAGTCAGTAGTTCCATCTGAAGCATTAGTAATAATAATTTCATAATCTGGATAACCACTAACAATCCCAAAGACTGTAACTGAAATACTAACATCGCTTGAAGAAGATGAAGAAATAGTGACAACAGATGTAGAAGAAGGTTGTGTCTTTATCATGTCACTTGTCCACATACGATAAAGTGTAGGAGTGCCTGTATCGTCTTTGTCAATTCCCATAGATAGAAATTTCTGTTCAGGCAAATACTTCATAACATAAGGATACCCATAATCTTCATGCCACATGAAAAATCTATCTGAAACTTGTGGGTCAAGAACGAACTCCTCAGTTGAAGCAGTTGCTGAAAATGAAGTATCTCTCCTCAAAGGTTTCCACAGAGCTTCCATGCAGAGACGAAATAGAGATGTATTTATCACATTCTTTATGCCTTGTGTAAATTGAGTACCACCCTCATTCTTCGTAGCCCTTCTTGCAACTTCGTCTTGAATATCCTTGAAGGTAAACATCTTTATCTCCTAACCCTGATTATATTTGAAGAATCTCTTCTTATACTTCTCAAGAAGTTTTTCATTTGGTTGCTCATTCTCTGCCTCAAGTATGTATTTCTCTCCACTATCCACAGCAGCTTTAAGCCGATTAACTTGTCGGTTATCTTGAGAAGTCTTAATCAGCTTAAAGCCCATTGTGATAGCATCTGCAATAGATTTTATTGCAGGAGTTATTGCCATGTAACAGCATCTTTCGTAATTGTTCTAAGAACAATGTTTATAACTGCAAGAATTGTACCTTGAGTTTCTATGCTTAGATATTCATGTCCTGTGATACCTTGTACTATCATAGCTACTAAAGCAACTACATTTACCCAGAATGTTTTTGAAGTAAAAATTGATTTCATATTATTCTCCTTATATTGCTAATAATGGTATATACGACATTGTAACAGCTATTGCTGTTTCTTCTGATCGAGCAGACTTGAATATTCCAAAGACTCCTGCCCAAATGCTCATAAGAATACAGAAGATTGTATGTAAAGCGAATACTTGCCATTTACCTGTGACAATATAAATAGGCAAACTCGCACAAGATAAAGCCATACCACAATATGTTCTTTTGAATATTTTAGACCATACTGATTGATTAGGATTTCCGCCAGTCCCATATCCCAAAGATAATGCTAACATATAAAGAGGAAAGCATAGAAAAAACCACCAAGAAAAATTCGATAACAAAATAGATGAAACAACTACTGTTATAGCTAATGTCCCACCACCTAAAAATCTACGCTTCCACTTACCTGATATGCCACCAAATCCATACATAGCTGAGAAAACTGATACAAGTATCATCTGACCAAGTTTTATCCATTGGACATCAATCTCTAACATTATTCAATCCCCTTATCAATATATTCATTAAACTTCTTTTTGTCCCTCTCAAGTTTATTTCTTTCCGCAACAACTTTCTCCCATTGACCATTTATTCTATCGCTTGCTTTCTCTAACAGATACTGTGTAGTTCTTATTACAGAAAGTGTATCTTTTACCATGTGACCAGTATCTTCCATGTCGTCTAAGTAGCTCATTTTAGGTTTTCTAATTTAATTAACCTGTCGTCGTGTTCATGGATTTTAGTTATCAGACCCTTTTTGTCAACTGTGCCGACTAGTGCATCCCTTATTTCTTTCACTCCACTTGTTAACTGTAACATCTTTGAATCAAAGTTTGCTTTATCGTTCTCGTGTTTTTCCTCAAGCCTCTCCATTACTTGTTCCACCATCGACACAAAATCTTCTTTGTCTCTCTTATGTCTTTTTTCACATTCTTTCATAAAATGATTCTCAATCCATTCATAAGTAACTCTCTTCCCCATTTGCCAATTCAACCACCAACACCAACCTACTAAGGTAAAGAACCCTGTTACACATAAACTAAAACCGAATAGTATCGCTTTGTCCATTATTCCCCCTGTTGTTTAATCAAGCTGTTTATTACAACGCTCCTCTGTTCGCCTTAAGTTTATGTTGACTACCCCAAAAGACCCTTCTGGCAAATGTTTTAATGCTTCACTTTGCCAATCTCTCCACAAGGCAATCTCACTCTTTAACTCTTCCGCAAATCCTTCAATCGATTCAAGCATCCGGTTAACATCATCAGTATAACCATTCTTAAGACTATGCTCTCTGGCTGTTCTTGCTAGATCGATTATGTTTTGCAAATGTGATCGCATTATTACCTCAACAAATCATGTTCTCCATAGTAAATCTTATGCCCTTCGCTGTTTCGCATAAAAGGAAGATCGTCGTCGTGAATAAACACCGAGCTTTCATCTTCCATATATGTAACCACTTGAATGCCTTGAATCTCTTCGCCATATTGCATAACCATATCATAAAACTTGTTGAGAAACTCTCTAGCAGAAACTTCTTTCTCTTTCTTGAGAGCCGCAATTTGTTTCTTTAAAGGTTCACCAACGCAATCTGGGTTATTATTATTTATATAGCAAACATTCAGATCAATAGCATAGGCATTAGAAGCTAGCAACAACATAAACACAAGAATAATTTTATTCATTATCAACCCTTCCTCTTAATAATATCCATGTTCCTTAATTCCCTTCCATCCGAAGTTCTGTTCCCATTGAATCCTGTCGTATCCATCCCCATTATCACGAGGAATAAATTTTGATATAATAATTATTCTTCTATCTGCGTCTACCGAGTATGCCACAGTGGGAGCTGTAAATGAATCTGGAGTAGTAGATGGGTCTGCATTAAAATAATTACTTTTCTGTATTCTAAATTCGTCTATATATCCCTTGTGGTAATATGATGTTCCAGTTTGTGTAGTGTGTTTGCCAATAGACATTGTATAAGTATAATTATATGCTTGTGATTGGGTTGCAGTATTAACTTGTGACCCATCAACATATAAAGCAACATTTGTATTTACTTTAATAAAAGCAACATGATACCAAGTATTTGCCGATATTGTTCCACCACTAAAGACACCAACAACATTACTTGCTCCACTATCTTTTGCTCCAAAAATAACAGCTCCCGATGTATTAACTCCAAATCTCCAAAAATCATAACTTCCACTCTGATACTGTGAAGCCATTTGGCAATTAGCAGATAAATCTGTTATATAAATCCACATATCGAGAGTCCAAGAATCGTTTGTTGCAGCCAATATACTAAACTCGTCTCTATCTGCATAATCGACAGAATCCCCTGTTCCGTCTAACATAAGAACGCCACTATTCCCGCTAAAGGCATCTGTTAAATTTGTATCTATCTGTGCATCCCCAGAAACAGATGTCGGAGAGATAGCACCACTTCCATCACAATTCTCATCAGTCATTGTGGTACTTCCATCAGACCCATCTAAGTGAAGCAATATTTGAGTATTCGTATCACAACCTTGCCCATAAGCATTAGAGCAACATAAGAACAATGCTAAAACAAATACTATATATCTCATCGTCTACTCCACTGTTGGATAGTTGGTTTCTATCTTAGTTCTTAAGTCGTCGATAGCATTTATAATATCTTGTATTTCTTTTGGTAATGCACCTAATTTGGTCTTGTCTGCTGTTTCAAGTTGTGCGGTGTAATTAGATATTTTATCTTCTATTTGTTGCCGTATCTTGACATACTTTACACTATCAGAATCTAACCTAGCTTTAATTGAGCTAAGAAGATTTGTTGCCTGTGTTTCAACTGCTAATTTTTCGATGCTTGCATAAGCTGATACTGCTATCATTAAAACTAGAATTATACCTATAAACTTTTTCATTTGTTCTCTCCTTTTAGTCCGCATTAATAGTATATGTAATAGTTACAGAGACCCAATCTACTGTGCCTGTAACTGTACCAATATCAAATTCCATCCTCTCGTTAGCCGTAAAAGCTCCGTTTGTGATAGTTCCATCGTCAGCTTGTCCATCTGCGTCACACACTACTTCTTCGAGAGCATTCGTTCCGTCGCTAATAGTCACACCTGCACTCGTTCCGCCTTCTGTTTCACAATACACATCCGTAATAGTAATGGCTTGTTTTGGATGCCAAAAAGGAACATTATCATCACCTGCCGTTGGGCTTTCAAGCGTAAATCCCTTCTCGTAAAAATAAGTTAACACCCTCTTCGCACCACCATAATATATGAGTTGATCGCTAGTTGTATCTACTGCAACCTGCCCTGCCGTGTCAACTGTTGGGCTTGCTCCATTAGGTATTTCTAAATCATCAGCTCCACCAAAATCAAATGTGCCAGTACCCACATCTCCTGTATTTGATAAAAAGGCATCATCTACGCTCAAAGTATTAGTTGATAATGTAAGGTTAGTTCCAGCAATAAGGTTAGTATCGTCTGTTATGTCTAATTTTGCCCTAGTCAACACTTGCCCAGATAAAGTGATATAATCTGGTNTTCCTGCNAAAGTAACAGCGTCATGGTCACGAGCCGCAATATCAATGCCATCCACTGTTCCAGATACTGCAATGTTTCCAGTAACATCTAAAGACTCTGTTGGAGAGGCATTATTGATTCCAACATTAGTAGATGCCATAATAGTTAGCGGAGCAGATACCCCAAAAAAAGTAAAAGCCATATAATTATTATTACTTCCACTACCGTCATAATGGAACATCCAAGAACCTCTGTTCTTAGTCAATTCTTCTTTCCCAAGTATAAATTCTGCCGCTTCACCACTTGTTAGATTTGGAGCGTACAGACTAGCCACTAAGTTCCATGTATCTGATGATGTATTATTAGCTGTAAATGGCACCCCAGCACCACTTAATGTTAACTTCTCGTCGCTCTCGTCAAAAAAGAAAGGTGCTGTTGAGTCTGTACCACCGATAGCAAAATCATCCGTTGCACTTGTAACATAAGTCGTAGCTCCGCCGTCTGTTGTAGCTCCACCACCACTTCCACAAGATTGCCACTCAAAATCTCCAGTTGTTGATTCATAAGTTAAACATTCTTCATCCACAGGAGCATCAACTGCTTTTAAGTCTGCTTCCAAAATACTATCGTTAGCAAGTTCTCCCTCTGCGATGTTCCCCCATGTTACAGTAGGACTTGCCCATGTACCGCCTAAATCCCCACTCGGAGTTGCTCCACCATCAAAGTCAAAGTCTGTTCCTGTGAGCGTTAAAGCATCTCCTGCGGTGTATGTAGTATCTGTGTCTGTATAATTTCCTGCATGGATGTTTGTTGCTCCCTGATCGATTGTCCAGTCGATATGCTCGTTTGCAACATAATCGCTAAAACTATCGTGAAAAGCACCACCTGAATAAATAAGCGTACCTGATGTGGTAGGTAAAGTCAAAGTCACAGCTCCAGAAGTGTCTCCACCTTGAAGGGTCGTTGCTCCTTGTGCGTCGTAGAATAAAATGTTTGTTCCGCCATCGCTTGTCCCATCAAGGCAAGCTCCACCAGAGCAATCTCCAACAGAAGTTACATCTCCGCCACTAGCTCCTGCGGTTGATTCAAGCGTACAATCTAGACCAGAAGAAGTGAGTGTTTGAGACCCTCCAACAAAATCAATAGATTTACAATATCCGACAACAGACCCTTCCTCTTTCCCTTGAATTGCTGCTCCATAAGAAACAGAAGCGAATAATAGAAATAATATTAATAATTTGGTTGTACGTCAGACCATGATACTTTATCCCCACTTTCACTTGAATCAACATAAAGCAAATTAAGATTATTAACAGGAACAAAAATAGAATTTCCAGCAGGTTCACAAGCTATACCTTGACAACTACCAGAAACTCCACTGACATTTATATCTCCAACATAAACTATTCCAGAATTTCCGACATCACCACTTATCCATACTCCACCGCAAGGTGTTGATGTTGCTGTTATTCTAACAGCAGTTCCAGACGTGGTGACAGTAGTAGCTCCTGAGACTATCTTCCCATACATAGAACCTATACCATTTGTATAATGTGACATTATTTACTCCTTAATGTTCTTCTGAATATTGGAATGTTACTCCAGTGAAGTTAGGATCATCATCATAGAAGCAACCTTCAGGAAAGAGTATTCCATGTTTTCCGTATTCAACAGTTTTGCCTGTATTCGCAGTTCCAACTTCACGAATCCAAATAGATGCAGAATCAGAAGTACCATTCCGAAGAACAAGTTGACCTGCTGTTCCACCACTCAGCATATTAACAGCAAATAATCGAATAGGTTTCCCTGATGTTCCGACAGCAGAATCTGCTGTCAAATTTATAGAACCTGAACTATTTAACATTTTCTACTCCTTTAAAGAGGTTTAACTTGCTTGACTTCAGAAGGTTTTCTAAGTCTTTCTTCCCCAAATCCACCTATAAAATTATTCTTATTTCCGCTAGTATCCTTACCACCAGCAAGATATGCAACTTCTTCTGATGTCTTTTTTATCCCACCTTTATTTATTATTTTAGCTTTTTTCTTCTGCTTCTTAATTTCTTCTTCTTCATTGAACCCTATATTCTTCAAATATTCATCAGGAGAATTGAATCCTAAGTTTCGTGTTGCCTGAATAAATTCAGGGTCAGTTTTAAAATTCCTTCCGAAGAAATCAAGATTCTCTTCCTTTAACATCTTAACAGCTTCCCTGTCAGGTCCAGTATAGATGAACATCTCACCTACTTTAACTTTATGAGAACCATCTGGGCCAACGATTAAATCACTTTCGATTGTTTTGCCAAAGTTGTTAACCATTGAAAACTGCTCAACTCTTGGACTCCATTCACCGCCTATTGAGATAAATTGTGACATTCTAACTAGCTCCTTTCGCTTTGGTTATTAGCCATTCTTGTTAATTCTTGGATTTTACATACTTCATTNCCACTTCTATATTTAAGCCATTCCTTATATANATAATAGTCTTTCTGATTATCAAAAGCATTACATTTATTAAATGTTTCGTCAGCTTCCCCTTTTCCAAAGTAGTGACTTCTATGTTCAGTATGAAATCTCCCATCATAATATAAACAATTACTTCTTTTTCCAATCCAGAACCAAATGTTGTCACCGCAGGAATGCTTTAACTTAGGATATTGTAACCATCCTATCTCACGAACAATATCTCCATCAATAACACTTGTAATCGGAAATTCACCTGGCTTTATATTGCCTACATAATTATTACCATATTTCTCGACCATTGTATCATCTTGACCACATGAAATCTTAAGTTTACAGCAAAGAGACTTGTCCCACCCTTTAGTTAAATAAACAATATCATCGTTTGTTACACTATAAAAGGAATAGTCTTTGTTCTCATTAAAAGCACGATTTATAATCTCAGTTGTCAAAGTACAGTCAACTGACCTGTCATAAACCTTAATCTTCACCCATTCAGGAAGATTTTTATAATAGTCNGGTACACAATTATCATTAGAATCTAATAATACCATAAAATCAGTATGTTCAAAATCACAAGTATCTTGAATACTTTGGATAGTTTCAAGAATCCGTTTTGGTCTACCACGACTAGGACAGACTATAAGTAAGTCTTTCATAATAATATCGGAGGCAGGAATTCCTGCCTCCGATAAACCTTTCTTATTCAAAGTTAAATTGGAATGTTGCTAACGCTGCTGAAGCGTCAGGAATTAAACATTGTCCAACAACTCTCTCATCAACTAAGTCAACAACAGCAGTAGAAGAACCACCAGCTACCTGAACAGCACCTGCTATGCCATCAGAAAGCGTAATCGCTTCACCTTTCGCAATAGTTCCATCGACTAAAGCACCACCAACACCTTTTATTAAAATCCAACCATAAGGTGCTTCACTTACATCCATATTAGAACAAGAAACACCAACAGCAAGACTGTTCTCGCCACCTGCTCCAGTTACAGCTATAAGTTGTGCATATTTAGAACCATAAATATGAACATCACTTGTTGCATCTAAAGCAACTTGTAATGGTTCATAAAGTTCAATCCGAACTTTTCCAGTTGCAGGATTGCCAGTTGCTGTATTACCTTTAATACGATAAGTATACCCAGAACCAGTTCCAGCTATGATTGTTAGATACCCACCAGCGTGTTCATCTGCAAGAATTCCAGCGTTTGTCATTTCAAGGAACTTGCTACCAATCGTTCCATCTGATGTAGTTTGTGCAGACGCAGGAGCGATAACTGCATTATCAACACCAGCAAGTTCCCCGCCCTCACTTGCATCTGGTCCAACTAACAACCCTTGAGCTGTATCAGAAAGAAAATGAGCATAAACATACTCATTTCCATCTTGACGTTGAATCCTTGTACCAACAGCATACTTTTGGTTTAGATGCATATCGAAAATATACAAAATCTAGCACCAACTTGAGGTATGCCTTGAATTGCATTACTATGATATTTAGCTAAAGCCATTTTATTTCTCCTTTCCTATCCCCATACGTCAAGGGAATCGGATTATTAATTTCTAGTTAATATAAACAACGTTCCTGTTACGTCATCTTCAGGAGCGTTGAAAGTTAATGTTCCTGAACTCTCAGAAATATTCATACCTTCTCCGCCCTGAGTTGGGTCTTTTGAAGCATTAAACCATTGCCCGACGACATTTGGTAATCCAGTTGCATAAGTGTCGCCATCATCAATGTTTGTTGTAGAGAAAGCACAAATTAACAAGTTCAATGACCCAACATTTTCCCTAATTATACTATCTGGGGTCTTTGCAGCCATAATCTACCTCCAATTTATGATATATCTGTTAATTTAAGCTGTCGTCTACGATTATTAGTACCGAAAGCACCTCTCCAAAGGATAAATGCAACTCTGACTGTTTGATTAGACGGAGAAATAAAATCAGTCGTAATGAAATCAGTCATAGTATCAACATATAGTTTCAAGAAATTCATGTTGACCATAAACATTAAACCAGAACCAATATTATTACCATAAACGATAGGAATTCCTTTGAAAGTAAGATTACGGAAACCAGCATTAGCTGTTAAATCTCCGTTAGAAATTCTCTCAAGAGGAAGTCTTGTATCTTCATACTTCTTAAAGATTGTTTTTGTAGTAATAATATGAGTCGGATTCTCTTCTGACGCTGAACCAGAAACAGAATAAAATCCTGTTCCCATATCAGAAAGACCTTGTGTGGCAAAAGCACCAGAAGATGTTACAGTTGCTTGCCAGAAAGTATCTGTTGCTCCAGCAATAGAACCTAATGTTCCTGTGTTACAAATAGTCTCTAAATCTTCGAGGTTATTTGCAGCACCAACTGGAGTTGAGAGAGCTTGGTCCATTCTCTTATATATAGCTTTCTCTGAAAGCATCATCTTTGAACCAACTAGTTTAAGAATTTTGTGAGCATCACCACTATTTGATCTCTCCTCATCACGAGTGATAACGATAGGTTCATAGAGATTTTGCCACTTATATTCTACCTGTGTTAATGAGTTTCCTTGAGTGTTATTAAGTACATCCGCACCAAGATAGAAACCACCTTCATCTTGTTCTGTTTCAATCAAAGATTCAACGATTGAAGCACCACCATCGATAAGTTCTTTTGCATCTGATTGATTAATCAACTTCAAAAGAACATTGCTATTATAAGCATTGTCGACCATTCTACCACGATAATCTGCTAAAGTAGTATTAAGAACTATATCATCTATCGTAGAAGGAATAGCATAAGGATTGCTAGGTGTAGCCATAATTATTCTCCTTCATTAATGTCTCAACTGAGACAGTTTATTTTTAATTATTCGATTTAAGAATTGCTTGTTTGTTTCATCCTTCTCAGGTTTAATTTCTCCAGTAGGTTGCTGCACACTATTAGTGTGGAACGAAGATGCCTGTTGTTTTTCTGTAACACCACCCATAGCGTCACGCCTACCCATCTCGTATGCGTTTTTGACATTATCATCATGGAAGTATGCTTTATAAACAACTTCAGGTCCTGCTTGAACTTTACCTTGAATTAGACCTGTAATAAGTTCATCCACCTTATTTGGGTCATAATTTCCGTATCGCTCTTTAAGCCGTTCATGTTCCTGAATACGTTGAGCTTGAGTTTGCTGTTGACTAAAATTATTCCACTGTTGTTTAAACTGTGAGTTCTCTTCTTCAAGTTTAGCCAATTTCTGTTTTACACTATCAGGAACATATTCTCCATCATCTTCAAATTGTTCTTGTTGACCAGTATTACCTAAAACAGTCTGAGCTGCATTCAAGAACTCCTTATCATTAAGAAGTTTCTGAATACGCTCTGGAGACCATCCTGGATTAATCCCCTGTTGTAACGCAGTAAGTTCTTTCCGCATTTCTGAAATCTCTTGCAGTCGTTCCTGAATACCACGAACACCAGTCTTTCTCATGCTTAGCATATATTGCTTCAATTCAGGGTCTTGCAGATTATCAATCTTTTTACGAAATTCTGCGTCATTAAATACATCCTCATCTATTTTATCTTCAGATTTATCTTTCGGTGAAGTTTCGTCAACGAACCTTGTTATCCTAGACAATAAATCATCTGAGCTAGTTTGTTGAGTGCTTTCTTTTGCTTGCTCAACAGGTTTTTGTTCTGGTTGAACCTGTGGGTCAGTATCTTTGTTAATATTATTAACAATCTTAGATGATGGGTCAGATACTTGTTCAGGTTTTGTTACCATGTCTTGTAGTTTCATTATTATACCCTCCGCATTAGGATTAGGTTTTTACTTTCTTTTTCTTTTCTTCTTAAATTTAGATTTCCCACAACTCACGAAAAACCTCCTTGTAAACCGAAATTTTCAACACGACCAGTAATAGCTCCGATGTCTCGTAAAGCATTTACAGCCCTATCTCCTAGTCGTATATTACCATTTTGATCTGCTGATAATTTTAATGATTTTATTATTGCTTTAGACCTCGGTTTTAAATCTTC